AACGATGCCATGCTGCAGTCGATGATGCGCCTCTCTGGTGCCAGAGCGGCAGATGCTGCGATCAGGACAATCCAAAGGCAGACCACCAGAAATGCGGCCAGCACCACCAGCATGGCGCTGGCCATCTTCTTGAGGTTGCAGCAGCTCACTTCAGGTCCAAGAACATGCAGGCGTACTTGTGGCGCTCGCCTTTGGAGTCAATGTAGGTCTCACCGCAGCCGACAAACCACTCCATGAGCAGGATGGCCAAGGCGGTGCCGATCAGGATGGACAGCAGGCCATTAAGCAGCTTTTTCATTCTTGACCTCCGAAGGTGGCACCCAGCCCATTGCGCGAAAGCGATCCAGGATGTTGGTTGACGCTGCCGGAACATACTTCCAGTCAGGATTGAGCAGACTGGCCCGTTGGGCCAGCCAGGCTGGTTGTTGCACTTGTTGCGTTTGCTTCACGTTCGGCTCCTTGCCAGTTGGTTGCGATGACCGCATGTTACCACGATTTCCCACAATTTAATTGATACGGACAAACCCTAGTTTTTCGTCTTTTTCGCAACAATGACTTTTTCCACCTTCTCCAGCGTTGTGAAGCGGTGCTCATTGGCGCACTCATAGCGGCGGTACTTGGCATTTTCTGCACGCTGGCGAGTTTCCTTCACCAGTGTCCAGGTGCCGCAGACAGGGCACTTCATCAGTACGACCTCCAGATTTCGATCTCGACGATCCACAGGTACAGTTTGAACTCGCCAAGGTCAAAGCCAATGGCGAAGTACGGCAAGCGGCGTGGGAACCAGTCAACACTCATGCGCAGGCGTCTCTTCATGCGTCCTCCTGCTGCTGGCTGGCCAGCCCCTGCTTGATGTAGTGCAGCACCTGGGCGGCCAGCGTCCTGGTGTCTGCATCGGCCTGGCGGCGCAGCGCCAGCTCGACATCTGCCGGAATGCGGATCGTCATGTAACGATCCTTGGTGGCAGATGCCGACGACTTGGAAGTGGTCGGCGTGTCCATCAGATCACCACCTTCCAGTCCTCGGCCAGCATGTCGGTCTGGCTGGCCAACCACGGCACGCGAGCGCCTGGAGTGTTCTGTGCGTCTGCAGGGTAGTTCAGGAACACATAGGGCAACGTCATCTTGCTGTGCTCATCAGGACGCTGCAGCTCAAGCCACATTCCTTTGCCGTTCCAGCCTGCGCGGCACACATGAATGCCTTTTTTCAAGCACTCAAGCGCCAGGCCGAATGTCATGGCGTCGCACTCGCGGTAGGCGTCGTCGAACGCTTCCTGTGGCGACCAGGACTCGTAGCCATCGGCGTATCGCACGCGATAGCCTTCGCGGCCTGACTCGCTGTGTTTCTCAGACACGGCATGGATGATTTTGGTTCCGATGTAGCGTTTCATCAGTCAGTCCCTCCAGCGTTGGTAATGGCAGCTTCCTCGAACATGTCGGCCGTGGCCTGGCCGGTAGCCAGCTCCACAGGGATGCCGTGGGTCAGCAGGCTCACCAGATCGTCCTGGCCGGCCACCTCAATGTCGAATCTGGTCGAGGCGGCGTACTTGATGGCCTGGGCCTGGTTGGCAGCGCGGATCAGGCGGTGCTTGTTGGTCTCGGTGTCGGTCACCACATAGATGCGCGTGCTCATTGCTTGGCCTCCTGCTGCTCGGTCTTGGCGTTGATCATGATGCTGGCCACCTGGGAGTTGGCCTGCATCAAAATCTCCGGCAGGAAGCCAGAGACGATCTCGAAGGGCTGCTTTTGCAGCACCAGGACGAGCTGCTGCACCTTGGCCAGCGTGAGCTGCACAGTGATCTGGCTGTCGCCAGGAATCTGCACCTGGGTGGGTGCGGCTTGTTCTTGGGTCATGGGTTCTCTCTGTTGGTTGATGAAAAGGCGCTGATTTGCCGCTTGGCATCTTCCGCACCTTTTCCCACTATACAACAGAATCCCACACTTTCCAGATATTTAATCCAGTCCTTTTGCTCTGGGCTGAGGCTGCCGCCTTTGGTGCGCTTCATCTCGACCCACAGGTGCCAGGCAGGCACAAATAGGTCAGGCACGCCGGAGGCCACGCCTTCGGCCTTCAGGCGGCCGGCTGTGGCTTTGCTGCGTGCGCCACCATTTGGGATGGCAAAGATGCGCACGCTTGGCCAGCTCTGGCGAAACCAGCGCACCAGCTCGCGCTGCTCTTCGTGTTCGGTAGGGATGCGCTCGGCGGTCAAAACGGTATTTCCATTTCCCAATCCGCACACTCGTCCACGGTGGCCGCAAAGTCTGCTGGCGGCTTCATGAAAAACACCACACACAGGCCATCGACCCCGTAGTGCTCACAGGTGTGGCAGCACTTTGGTGGCCCAGCGGCCAGCCATCTCTTGTAGTCCGTCACCAAATCCGGTTCTGCATGTCTCATGCCCAACTCCTTTTCAAAACACGGTGAAACTTCCCGTCCATCTTGTACTCAATGCTGCTCGGCGGCTGGCTGTTGCTCATCTGCACGGCCAGGTACTCCAGCCCTTCGCTGCCATCCATGTGCGTGGCCTGGGCCAGATTCGCACCGGACGATGTTGCCATCGTCATCAGTTGACGCATGGCCTTGTCGCCTGCATACCCGTCGTGCAGCACAGGCAGGTACTCAGTGATCGGCCTGTCGGACAGGCTGCCATAGTAGGTGCAGGACAGCATCTCCTTGCCGCTGGCCTTGCTGATGTGCCTGCGCCAGTTCCAGCTCGTCACCTCGAGGTCTTTCCCCTCCAGGCCCATGATGTCGTCGTCGCGCAGCTCCAGCTTCTTGCGCTCAGGCTCTGGGAATGCATGGCCGCAGGCAGGGCAGTTGGCCACCGAGATGGCGCACAGCTCACCGCAGTTGTCGCAGACCTTGACCGGTGCCTCGCCATTGCCTTCTCCGGCCTTCTTGGGAGGCTGCACAGCCGTGATCGGACCGTGCGTGGCCACCACGCCAGCGAAGTCCAGCACCAGGCAGTGGTCGGTGTGACTCTTGATCCGCATCCCTCGGCCTGCCATCTGGACGTACAGGCTCGCGCTCATGGTCGGGCGCAGCATGGCGATCAGGTCGATGTCAGGGTAATCGAAGCCGGTGGTCAGCACGTTGGCATTGGTCAGGGCGCGCAGCCGGCCAGACTTAAAGTCGGCCAGCATCTTCTCGCGTTCCTTCTTCGGCGTTTCACCCGTCACGCAGTCAGCGGCAATGCCTTGCTGTTGTAGGACTTCGGCTACATGGTGGGCGTGCTTGACACCTGTGCAAAACACCAGCCAGGCCTTGCGCTCGCCAGCCAGATCAATCACCTCACGCACAACCCGCTGGTTGTTGTCGTCGGTATCGACTGCGGCCTGCAGCTCGGCCTCGATGAACTCCCCGCCACGCTTGTGCACACCAGTGGTGTCCAGCTTGGCCCGTGTCACCTTCGAGCGCAGAGGTGCCAGGTAGTTCTTGAAGACCAGCTCCTCGATGCTGACCGGCTCGATAAGGTCGTCGAACAGCGCAGGCTTGTCGGTGATCAGGCCGTGGCCAAGGCGGTATGGTGTGGCAGTCAGGCCAACCACCCGCAGCGCAGGATTGATGGCCTTCAGCTCGCCCAGCAGCTTGCGGTATCCACCCTCGTCCTTGTGATTGACCAAGTGGCACTCGTCAATGATCACCAGGTCGATGTGGCCCAACTCCTTTGCCTTGCTGCGCACCGACTGGATGCCTGCAAATGTGATCGGTTCTCCGAGCTGCTTCTTGCCGATGCTGGCGCTGTAAATGCCCATCGGAGCGCCTGGCCAGTGCAGGCGCATCTTCTCGGCGTTCTGCTCGATCAGCTCCTTGACGTGCGTCATCATTAGCACGCGCGTCTCTGGCCAGTTCTGCAAGGCGTCCTTGCACAGCGCGGCGACGATGTGGCTCTTGCCAGATCCAGTCGGCAGCACCAGGCATGGGTTGCCGTGGTGGCCAGCCTCGAACCAAGCATAGAGCTGGTCGATGGTGCGCTGTTGGTAGTCACGGAGCATCAGGTTTCCCCAATGCTTGTTTGGCGGTGCTGATTGCTGACAGGCACTCACCATAGCTTATGCGCCCGAATTCAGCAGAGTCTCCCATCGCTTTCTCCAACGCCTCCACCGCCTGCCGTAACGCGGCTTCTAGTGTGTTCACTCGCTGGGCCAGTTCGCGGTAGCCGTCCAGCCGTTTCGCGGACTCCGGCGATGCAAGCCATGTCGCGGCCTTCTTCTCCCACTCGGCGCACAGGTTGTTCAGGCGGCGCAGTTCGGCGGCGGCTTCATGGCACAGCTGACCAACAGGATGCCAAGTCGTCCCAGCTTTCCAGTCGTTACCGTCATCCACGCCAATTCGAATGTCTGGTGGAACGGCGGCCAACAACTCCATCAGCGGCACTTGGTTAGCTTCTGGTTGTGTTGTCATGCTTCCCCCTTTATGCCGTGGGCGGCTTCGATGGCTCGGGCAAACTCCATCCAATCGGTGGATTGCTTGTACCAAAGGTCTGCCAGTTCGTTATCCGTCAGCGGCTTGCTTTGTGGTTGGTTGGTAATCGGCTTGCGGTCGCAATCAGGCCAACCACATTGCAGGTTGTGCAGTTGACACCCGCCTTTCTGCTTATGGTTTTCGCAATGGCCTGTGGTGTGCTCCACCGGCTCCTGCTCTGGCTCACGCTTGTAGCACTTATCAAAGTAGCCCTCCCACATCTTTTGCAAGGTTGGGTGCATTGGTTTGTGCTCTGGCTGCGCCTCCAACTCCGCTA